ACTACACAAATTGATCCTGCATCTGGTGCCACAGCGTGGCTACCCATTGCTGCAAATGACCTTTATTCACCTTCCACAGGTTTGGGAGCGCATCGCCCCCTTGGGTTTGATCAGTGTATGCAACTCTATGAGAGATTCTGCGTAGTAGGCTCTAAAATTAATGTTGTTATTCAATCCGTAGCAAGTGCCAATCATGCACACCTCCATATCATGGGTGTTGCTTTAAGAGATACCACCACTGCTGAAAATGTTCAAGATAACGGTGCTACATTAGCAAACGAAGGTCTTTTAGAGAGAAATAATACCTTTTGGAAGTATGTTGGAGACACGGAACAGGGTGCGCCACCTAAAACCATAACCTACAAATTTTCGACTAAGAAACATTTCCGTGTTAAGAGTATCAATGATCAAGCCGGATCACTTTTGGACGAAGGAACACTTTGGGGCACCGCCTCTGCATCACCAACTACAAAGGCTTATTACAATGTATTTGCATCAACCGTTGCAGACAATGCCGACACTAAATACTTCTTCCGTGTTGTCGTAGATTATGTTGCCGTATTATCCGGTAGAAAAATGCTTGGTCAGTCATAAATCACTTATTCGTAAAATTGTGTTTTTGTGTATTGACTATTAAGTTTTATATATATAGAGGATTTTCAGTATTACAGCGTAGCGCCTTAAAATCCTCATTCCTCTTCCAGGCTGATTTCCTTCATCGATTGATCTTCCTGAATCTCGTAGATAACCCATCTGTCCTTGCTCATTAGTTTAGCTTTAGGCAATGTGTTTGTAAAAACAAATATCAAAGGTCGATTAAATCTTATTTTTTTTGGAGCATAACGTCTCTCGTATGCCACTCCATTTTTAATTACTTCCATTCCGGAATAAAAATCCGCTAGACCTTTCTTGTTCATACCACGAGGCAAGTCCACTACATACGCTTTCTTGTTAGGAAAGTGGAATACCCATTCAAAAATCTGATCCATTAATCTGAAAGGCGGAATCTCCTCAACGGAGTCTTCTCCGCCTTGGAATTCCAAATATTCGATAAATAACGATTTGCAAGCATTGCCAATCGGATCATAAATAATGTAAATTGTTCGCATTCTATCATGCACTGTTGGATTCCTAATTAACTCAATCGTTTGCAAATGCCATTGGATATGAACTCCTTGGTGTTCAAAAACCTTCAATTGCCATGTTTTATTTTTGCACAACTCCTCCAAAGTCCACGCGCCCTCAACGCGGGTGTGATCTTTGGTGCAATAATCCATATTTCCTTTCTCATGATTCGACGTGATACTCCAGTGTATTCCGTGTAGGAACTCTCCTGATCCATACTTCTTAAATATCTCCGTCTTACGGAATTGTTTTTTGGTAATGACACGCCCCTGCCAGTGTAGATAACCTTCGACGCTTTTTTCAAGTTGGAAAGTCGAATGCTTCTTGCAAAATTCATTCAGGTGCTTCGCCACCTTGTCCTTATCATCGTAAGGCTCTTCGCATTTAAGTGTAAAGTCCCAAGTTTGAATTTGAGACATGTTTTAAAATGTGTGTGTGTTTAACTTTCAAATTAAAAAAAACCCGGGGCGACGGGTTAGGGTTAGGCTAGGGTTGGGTTGGGTGTTAGGGACTCGCGTCAACAATAAGTGAATATTACTGAAGGAGCGAAGCGACCCCTTTTACATAGGTCGAATATATTACTATCCCGCAGGGCGGGCCAACCGTGTCCATAGTCCACAAAAGATGTAAATATTACCAGCGAGAGACCAGGCCGAAGGCCTGGCTTTAATTTTTTTTTAAAAAAATATTTTGCCTCTACAAAGCACCTCATGCCCTATAAAAGGCGCAATCCATACTCCACATATGTCGCTAGAAAACGCCGACGAATGCCAGCGAAAAAATATCGCATGAGATACCGCGGTAGATACCGCCGCCGCCGGCAGCGTATTCCCCGGTATATTACACCGGATACGAAACTAGTTAAATTGCGTTACGCATTTACTACACAAATTGATCCTGCATCTGGTGCCACAGCGTGGCTACCCATTGCTGCAAATGACCTTTATTCACCTTCCACAGGTTTGGGAGCGCATCGCCCCCTTGGGTTTGATCAGTGTATGCAACTCTATGAGAGATTCTGCGTA